GAAACGGAGAATAACTATGTGCCTACCTGGATTATTCGGAGGTGGAAGATCAGCTCCACCACCACCACCTATACCAGCACCGCCAACAACTCCACCACCCCCACAGCAACCACAACAAGCTCCAGTTACCCCACCCGAAGCTCCAACTCCAACTCCTATTTCGGAAGATGAGACCAAGAGAAAGGCTAAGGTAAGAGCTAAGAAGAGACCACAGAAAGGTAGAGGACAGCAAGGTACACAATCCTTACAGACTCCGAAGCCAAAGACTGGAGGACTCCAAGGGCCAACAACACCACAAGGAACTAACACTGGTACAAACACTCCATGAAGAACGCACGGCAACGCTACCAAGAGTTAGCGAGTCACCGTGAACAATTCTTAAATGTTGCTTACCAATGTGCAGAGTTAACTATCCCCACGTTACTAATGAGGAACGAGGGAGATACATTATACAATGACTTTGTAACACCTTGGCAATCAGTCGGAGCGAAGGGAGTAACCACGCTGAGTTCAAAGCTCATGCTAGGTCTGCTCCCTCCCTCGACCAGTTTCTTTAAACTACAGTTAGACGATTCAAAGTTAGGCGTAGAGATACCAGCCGAAGCAAAGAGTGAATTAGACTTATCGTTTGCAAAGATAGAACGTATGATCATGGAGAGCATTGCTGCCTCCACAGATAGAGTACAGATCTTTGCTGCATTAAAACATCTCGTTGTCGCTGGCAACGCTTTGTTGTATATGGGTACAGATGGTATGAAAGTATACCCACTGAATCGCTACGTGGTTGAGAGAGATGGTAACGGAGACGTGGTTGAGATAGTAACAAAAGAGAAAGTCAACAGAGAACTGTTAGGATTACCAGACGATGACGATGGCCCTAACGATGATGACAAAGGTGACTATAAAGGAACAAAAGATGTAGATGTATATACATGTGTCAAATTATATGATGGACAATGGCGTTGGCATCAAGAGGCAAAGGATCACATCCTACCTGACAGTGTAGGTAAGGCTCCTAAGTCTAAGACCCCTTGGCTCCCCCTCAGATTTGTAACTGTGGATGGAGAAGACTACGGTCGTTCTAGAGTTGAAGAGTTCCTTGGGGACTTGAAGTCTTTAGAAGCATTGATGCAAGCTATCGTTGAGGGTAGTGCAGCAGCAGCTAAGGTTGTGTTTACTGTATCGCCTTCCTCAGTTACCAAGCCAGCATCACTAGCTAACGCAGCTAACGGATCTATCATACAGGGTAGACCTGATGATGTGGGTGTAGTACAGGTAGGTAAAACTGCTGACTTCAACACAGCATATCAGATGATCAACCTGTTAGAGAAGAGATTAGCTGAGGCTTTCCTTGTCTTACAAGTACGCCAGTCAGAGAGGACTACAGCGGAAGAGGTGAGGATGACACAGATGGAACTAGAGAGACAGCTGGGTGGACTCTTCAGCTTGTTAACTACAGAGTTCCTCATACCCTACCTCAATCGTAAGATGCACACACTAACTAGATCTAAGACAATACCTTCGGTACCTAAGAACCTAGTTAAACCTACTATCGTAGCAGGTATAAATGCTTTAGGTAGAGGGCAGGATAGAGATGCACTGATACAATTCATAACTACAATCTCACAAACTATGGGGCCAGAGGCATTAGCCCAGTACCTCAATGCTGATGAAGCTATCAAGCGTCTTGCAGCTGCACAGGGTATCGACATACTGAACCTTGTTAAGAGCATGGAAGAACGTCAAGCAGAACAGCAACAAGCACAGCAAGCAGCAATGCAACAGTCAATGGTAGATCAAGCAGGACAACTAGCTGGTACTCCAATGATGGATCCTACTAAGAATCCAGAAGCAACTGATGCAGTCAATGCTATGGCACAACAGATGGCAGGTGCTCCTCAACAATGAGAACTTATGAACCGTTTAGGTATACCTTCTATGTAGGTACAGTCAAAGAAGACTTGACAGAGTTATGTAACTGTGACGATTATGCGTGGTCTCATGAACAGAAGAACAGAGGTGAAGGACGTTTAGGTGAGCCTAACTTTCATGTACTGGATTCACTACTACAAACCAAACACCTTCTGGAACGCTACGTTAATGATGCACTACATAATAATTATAAGTATGTAAATGACTTTCGTATCACTACTTCGTGGATAACTAATAACAATCCTGGCGAGAACATTAGACCTCATCATCATAAGAACTCCTTTTATAGTGGAGTCCTATATCATGGTGACTACTGGGACGACAGCGGTTCTTTAATATTTAAAAATCCCATAGGGCATGCGTCTCCTATAGAATTATATAGTGATGCTAACCCTATGAATGATAGTATAGGTATACCTCCTAGAAAAAATCTTATGATTTTATTTCCATCGTGCATAACACATCATTGTTATGACATCAATAGAGAAAGAATTTCACTAGCGTTCAACATTATGCCAACAGGTACAATAGGACGTAGTGACAGTACATGCACCCTTTAAACAAATGGCAGAAACAATACGCTACGACACATCTGATGATCCCGTAGCAGCACAACAAATAGCTGAGGCAGAGGCTGAATCTCTCAAGGTTGGCGAAGAACTTATGGCAAAGCAAGACAAGATGCTTGCTGGTAAGTACAAGTCAGCTGAAGATCTAGAGGCAGCATACCTTGAGCTACAAAAGAAGCTAGGTCAGGACGCACCAGCAGAGGAACCAACAGAGGAACCTGCAGATGCTCCACAGTTTTATAACGAGGACAAGTCAGTTAACTATGACACAGCAAATGAATTATATGGTGAGCAACTAGGTAATTTATTTAAGGAGAATAGCATTGACCCCTTTGAAATGAACCAGTACTTTGCTGACAACAACGGTACTCTCAGTGAAGAGATGTATGGTCAGCTGGCAAAGGCAGGATTAAATAAAGAGATAGTTGATAACTACTTAGCAGGTGTTAGGAACGCAGCTGACTTAAAACCAGCAGAGCCAGTACTAACTGATGCAGAGATAGTCGAAGTCAAAAGTATAGCTGGAGGCGAAGACGGTTATCAAAGTCTAATGGACTGGGCTGGTCAGAACCTAGACAAAACAGCAATAGAAGAGTACGATAATGTACTCAAAACAGCAAACAAATCAGCAATCAAATTCGCAGTCTCAGCACTTATGGGAAAATATGAGGACTCACAAGGACGTGATTCTAAAATAGTTACTGGCAAAGAATCTACTGTAGAAAACTATCGAAGTATGGCTGAGGTTGTACGAGACATGAACAAGCCAGAGTATCAATCTGATCAGGCGTTCAGAGATGATGTGATTAGAAAACTAGCAGCATCTAATTTGAAAGTATAATGGCACTATTACAAGACCGAGTCGTCTCCCCTGATCCATTCATTTGGATTAAAGATCAAGCTCTTCCTGTTGATTTCTGTAACGCTGCTATCGAGAGATTCCAGAATGACACTAGAGTCTCTCAAGGTAGGTGTGGTACAGATGGTACAGTAAAGAATATTAAGAAGTCAAACGATCTATGTATAAGTAACCAAGAAGACTGGGACGATATAAGTCTGGTCTTTTATGAGTCACTAAGTGCTGCTTTAAAAGAGTACTTGGCTCATATACACTCACACTATGCACTAGAATGTTATGATGACAATAGCTTCTTTGACTGGGCAGAGTTTACATGTACCAAAGGTGATGGGTTAATTGATAAAGGTTATCAAATCCAGGAGACAGAGCCATACAACAATTATGACTGGCACGATGATGCTATGATTCATTGGGAAAGGCAAGAAGAACGGACTCTCACATACATATGGTATCTAAATAATATCTATGACAATGGTGAGACCGAGTTCATGAATGGTTTAAAAGTACCCCCACGTGCTGGGAGGTTACTAATCTTCCCATCCTGTTGGACATATATGCACAGAGGTAGAAGACTCTACGGACATTACAACAAGTATATATGTACTGGTTGGGTATGTCGTACTGGTGATTACTTTGACACTGGTACACCAGAGCAACTTCCAGCTTCAACTGGGCTACCTATTATAGATCCTAAAAATATTAATGGGGATCTCTCTGAGCTTGAAGAATTTGCAGAAGATAAAGTGGATGATATGGAGGAGTTCTTATTAGATTATCAACCTCCATCAAATGGTGAATTAACATTAGACGAAACAGTTTTAAAATGAAATTTTTTATCCCCTTGTTAGTAGTAGTGGCAGCCTTAGAATGGTACCCTGTACTAGCACACAAACAACACCACATACATGACCACGACCACGAAGAAACTATTGAACAGATGGCTATTCACCACGAATAGTTGTGGGTCAACTCTTATGTCAGCTCTACTTTGTCGTACCATTAGTATGTGGGTAGAGCCTAATAAGACAGATCACATACCGCTGGGTAGTTGTATAGAACCTACAGAGAAACAGCTCTACAGAGCACCTCATGTACAGGGGAAGAAAGTATTTTTATACAGACAACTACCTTGCCAGATCGGAGCGTACATGCAGCTCGGTCAAACTAATCTACGTAAGCGTACCGAGGATTGGGTAACAATTCTAAAAACTATGAAGCGTTCCAAGGACATGCTATGGATAGAGTCAAATGATTTCTTCCGTGATGTACGAGGAACCATAGATAATGTATCCGATCACTTCGAGATCCCACGTGTAAAGAACATCAACTGGGCTAACCATAACGTAAAGTTATTTGTAGAGCAAGGTCTTACCTATGCTCCTATCCAATTACCCGAAGCCCCAGAGGGGATTGGAGATTACACAGCAGAGGACGGTATCATCGACCCAGATGCAGCAATGTCTATACCTAGGATAGCTGCTTTGGTAGATGAGATGAGAGAAAAGTATTCATCATTGAGGGAGTACATGTGATTAAGATAATTGATAATCTATTACCACATCATCAATGGAAAGAACTACATGATTATTTCTTACCTAACGATGACAGTAAAGATATAGATTGCCCGTATTATTTTCTTGACCACATGGTTGAGGATGATCATTTTCAATTCGTACACCCTATAGCAAGAGCGTGTGATGGACACTACTTTAATCGCATACGAATCAATCGTATAGCACCAATACTTAGAAAGTTAGATGTTGATTTCTTACTAAGAGCTAAGGTCAACATGACTTCACAAACTCACGAGCCATTCCAGTCTATCTTCCATACGGATACAGAACATAATAACCTTACTGCTATTTATTATTTTAATACATGTAATGGTAAGACACGTTTTGAAGATCCAGATATAGAGGACGTGGATACTGTAGCTAATAGAGTTTTGATTTTTCCTTCTAAGAAAAAACACTGTACTGTTACAACTACTGATACAAAAGTCAGGGTTGTACTAAACGTAAACTACCTACCAACGA